AGATACTCGACGATCTGCTCTTTCCACACGCCGTTTCCCGCATCCACCGACTCGCCGTAGCCGATTTCACCGTAAAACTTTGCCATTTTGATTCTCCTGAGCCGAGAATCAGGCGGTCGGCCGGGTGAAGCTCCAGTCGTCCACCTCGCTGTTGGCGAAGTAGTACGTGCCGTCCGCCGGGACCGCGTGGACGTTCAGCGTCGCACCCGCGGCCAGAGCCGGCTGAGCACCCGCCGTCAGAGTGGCGTCGGTGTCGGCGTTCTTGTAGACCACGCCCGTCTGGGTCGGGATCGTCACGACGCCGGTCGACTCGTTGAAGGTCGGAGCCTGCGGGGTGACCAGCGTGTCGGTCGCGTCGACCTTGGTGATGACCAGAGCCGAACGGATCTTCTTCAGCGCCCCGGAGAGACGGGTCTCCCCCAGGTACTTGTACTGGTTGTAGTCGATGTCGAAGTCGTCGAAGAACGTGACCTCGCCACCCCGGTCGGTACCGACGTTGTAGTCGGACAGGTTGACGATGATGCCGATCAGCTCCGGCACCCGGGCGAAGATTTCGACCGGGACGATGTTGTCGACGCCCATCTCCGCGGCCAGATCGGCCTTGGTACGCCACAGACGCCGGCCCATCTGGTCCTTGGTCAGCAGCATCTTGGTGAGGGTCTTCTGCGTGGTGTAGAAGGTCGGCGTGCCGGTGCCCTTGTAGAGGTCCATGCTCAGCATGACCTCCTCCACCAGACCCTGGTAGGTCAGCGCGTCGGACTCGTCGAGGGCGTAGTACACCTTCGGCGCGTACAGCTCGTGCTCGTTCAGGATCGAACGAATGCCCGTACCGTCGACCGCGGAGCCCGGGTCCTTGATCTTGTCCGGGTTCGGCTGACCCGCGTTGTCCGGGTCCTCCACCGGCCGGCCGTCGCCGATGAGGATCGCTCCCGCGATCTCCTCCTCCAGCATGAGCCGCATCTCGGCCTTCATCCACGCCACGACGTCGAAGTCGGTGATGTCGATGATGTCGTCGCGGTCGAGCTTCTGCTTCTTGTAGATCGTGGTCGGGCCGGTGGTCCGAGCCGTCAGGCTGAACCACTCTTCCTTCTTGAAGTTGCCCTTGATGTAGCCGAGGGCACGCGCCTCGTCCATCGTGATGTCGGCCACGACCGAGCGGACCTTGGCGAACGGGCTCTTGCCCACGCCGCCGAGAACGCCGGCCACCCACTCGGTGCGACGCTTGTCGAACTCGGGCGTCTGGGTGAGGTTCTTCGCCTCCGGGAACAGGACGTCGATGTCGGTGATGCCGTGCGCGAGCGCGTAGGCCTCGACCGCCTGCTTCAGCGAACCGACCTGGTCGGCGTGCTTGACGATGCCGCGGATGTCGTCCACGGTCATCGAGTGCTGCAGCTCGCCGGTCTTCTGGCCGCCGGCGGCACCCTGCTCGAAGATGTTCCGAGTCATGTCGGTTCCTTCCTGGTGTTCGAGGTTCTCGTCCTCGGGGTTGTCGGCGGGGTTCTCGCCGTCGTTGTTGTCGCCGTCGGAGTGCTCCGCGGAGTTGTTGGCCTCCAGAGCAGCGCCGATCATGAAGTTGACGACGTCCTTCTGCTCCTGGGTCAGGCTGTCGTAGACCTCCTGAACCGTGGCGTGCTCGATCTCCTCGTCCTCGCCACCTTCGACGGTGATGACGGAGTCGAGACCGAAGTGGATGATCGCCTGGTCCTCGAGCAGCTCGATGTCGTCATCGCTGTGACGAATGGCGATGTTGTCGATGAACGCACCCGGGTTGGCGCCGGCGAGGCACAGACTGACCTCACGAATGACGCCGTGGAAGACCTGCTTGGCCTTCTCCACGAGCTGGTTGGCGTAGATCGACAGGGCGTTGACGTCGCCGTGCTCGACCAGAGCACGAGACACCTGGCCGGCCGGGGTGTCGTTGAAGAACCCCTGGGCGTAGACGCCGTCGGGACGAGCCTCGAGGATGGCGTGACCCAGAACGTTACCGGGCTCCTTGTGGTTGTGCTGCCACACCAGCGGAACCTTCTTGCCGTCCATGTGCTGGAACGCTTCGGGCATGATGGTTCGACCGTCGGTGCACTCGAGATTGGCCTTCGTGGCGTAGCCGCTGAAGTCAGGCTTGACTGCGGTTACTGTCATTTTGACCGTCTCCTTCCTGAACTGGTTGACCTGGCTCCGACGGAGCTGGCATGTTGCTGTTGCGAAGCTCATCGGCCTTCGGATCCTTGGAAGGCTTCATGCCGATGGCTTGTCTGAGCTCGTTGGAGCTCGCGATCTCGTTTCGAGCGAGCTTGTCCGCAAGTTCTGCGAAGTTCTCGAGCGAGACGAGCTGGAACGGGTCGCGGAAGTACAGGATCGACTGCCGCTGAGCTCGAGCCGTCTTCGTGAGGAAGGATCGTCTCATGGACTCAACAACGGCAGTGAGGATCGGCTTGACGGTCCGGTTGATGTAGTTCAACATCGTCGTTTCGTCTGCCGTACCACTCATGATCTCCTTGGTAAGACCAAGTTGGTCATAGACCTGACCGGTGAGCCATTCAATCTCCTTCAAGAGGTTGTTCTCGACCGGACGGTTCAGCTGAGTGATCTTCTCGGTGCCGTCTGCGTAGGCGATACCGTACTTGCCCTCGGAAAGTTGATACTCGATCTCTTTCCGACGCTGTGTGGCCTGTTCTCGACGAGCCTCCGACCTGATCGTGTAAGGAAGCTGAATGATCAAGTCCAGCTTGCCCGAGTAGATCTGGTCATCAGCTGTATCCAGAAGGTTGAGCTTCCGGATCAGGCGTTGAAGGGTCGAGTTCGGCTCGTTCATCACCGAGTAAAGCGGATTCTCGACGATGGCGACGTTCCGTTTCGCGAGAACGATGTTCTGGCGAATGCCCTTGTCGGGTCGGTCGTCGTAGACGCTCACCTTGACGTGTCGTGGATACCACTCGAGAACCTCACCAACACGCATGGTGTTGATGTCGTATCCGCCGGTCACATTCGGGTTGAGCGTGGTGTCAACAGGAACAATCGCCGCTACACCCTTGTCGAAGAGCGTGTAGACGAGGTCCTGACGGAACGCCTGTGGAGATTGGTCGAGGTTGGGCTCCCACCTCAAACAGTCGTTGAACGCGCTCTGCATCTCCTCGGAGAAACGGTCGTTCTCGTCCAGTCGAACGTGTCGAATATCGATCGACGCGACGTCGATACTGATCCGGTTGTAGATCGAGTTGATGATCGACTTCTCGTTCGACCAGGTAGTCCGCTGTTTGTAAGGACGGGGCTCGAAAGACGTAGTGCCGTAGCTGAACTGGTTTGTTACTTCCAGGTCAGGACGAGCGAAGGCATTCCAAGCGTGTTTCAACCTGTCGGTGAATCCCATGAGTCACCTCCTTCCTAAGCTCTAGAGCGGGCAGCTACTTCTTCTGGATCTCCTCGAGCTTTCGGACCTGCCGGTTGTTCGCGGCGATGGCGAGAGCTCCGATGGGGCCGGCCAGAATCAAGTTCGCGGCCTTCTCACCCTTCGTCATTCGAGCGGCGACGGCGGCGTCCTTGTTCGTCTCGAGATCGTTGTGAAGCTTGACAAGCTTCTTGGCGTTTGCCTCTTGGGCCTTCCCGGTCGACAAGTTGGTCTTGTGAACCTGAGCCTCAAGGTTGGCAAATCGGCTCCGCTGTCGAGCACGCGCGTCGTGGATCTCCTGAGTGGTATACTTCTTGCGCTTACCCCACTTCATACCCTTGACGCCGTAGTGAGCGAGCTCCTCCAAAGAGGGCTTCTCCTCACCGTACTGGAGTGTCATTCGAAAGCCTCCTTGTGGGCTTTGTAGGCGACGTAGGCGTCCATCATGGCGGCCACGTTGTCGATCTTTTCATCCTGCCGGCGCTTCAGAAGCTTCCGGTTACCATTCGTGTCCTCGAGCGTGATGGCATTACCCATCGTGAAGGACATAACGTCCTCGTCGAAGACAAGCATTCGATGCTCGGCGAGAATCTTCAGCTCACCAAGCGGAACGGATTCGGTTCGAGCGCCTTGGATGACTTTCTCGACTCCGTATGAACCATTGTCCTGTTCCCAGCGCGTCACAAACTCTTTAGAGTTGTACGGGTCGTAACCCATAGCGCGAACATCGTATGCACACTGGATAATATGCGCATCCAGGTCTTCGTAGACCTCGTTCATGTCCAGAACAGTTCCATTCATGATGTGGAGTGTTCCTTCTTGAATGAAGGTCTCGTACTTGGCTCGCAAAGCTCCGGGGAGTTTATGAAGAGTTAGTTCAGTGATGTAGCTTCGAGTCTTCACACCGAACATGTCATTG